ATATTACCAGATGAAGAAGAAAAAGCTATACTAGAAAACAATATACAACAAGCACTAGCTCAAAAAACTATTGATTTAGATGATGCCATTGATTTGCGTAACGTTAGAAATATAAAACTAGCTAATCAACTTTTAAAAGTTAAAAGAAAAACTAAGATGGCTAGAGATCAGCAGATGCAACAACAAAATATTCAAGCTCAAGCACAGGCTAATGCTCAACAACAGCAAGCAGCAGCTCAAGCTGAGGTTCAAAAAAACCAAGCTAAAACTCAAGCAGAAGCTCAATTAGAACAAACAAAAGGACAGTTAAAAATTCAATACTTAAAAGAAGAAGCTGCTGTTAAAAAAGATTTAATGGCATATGAGTTTCAACTTAATTCTCAACTAAAAGGTATGGAAAGAGAAATTACAGAGCGTAACGAATCTAAGAGAGAAGATAGAAAAGATGCTAGAGTTGATAGACAAGCTGGTCATCAAAAAGAAATGATAGATCAAAGAAACAGGGGTGATTCACTTAATAAGTTTGAATCATCAGGTAATGATATAATTACAGGAGATGCAGGTTTAAAAATGTAATCTCTTAATTTTTAATATTTTATAAAATTTTATTATGACAGAAGAACTAAAAGAAGTTACTGAAGAAGTAACCGAAGAAAACACCGAGCAACCTATAGAAGAGGTTACTCAAGAAATAGATGAATCTAAATTTGAAAGCGCTGGAGACGATAGTGTTATTAAAATAGATTTAAGTAATCCACCAGTTCAAGAAAGTGAAAAGGTTGAGAAGCAACCCGCTGAAGAAGAAAAGGTGGACGTAGTCGAGGAAAAAGAAGTTGTTGAAGAGGTTGTAGAAGAACAACCAGTGCTACAAGAAGTTACAGAGGAAGAAGTTGAAAAAGTTGAAGAGCAAATAGAAGAAGCTGTAGCAGAAGCAGAAGCAACTGGAAAATCATTACCAGAAAACATACAGAAGCTAGTGGATTTCATGGAAGAAACAGGTGGTGATTTACAAGACTACGTTAATTTAAATAGAGATGTTTCAAAAATGGACAACTCTGATATATTAGATGAATATTATAGAGTTAAAAAATCTCATTTAACAGCAGAAGAGCGTAATTTTTTATTAGAAGATAAATTTGGTATCGATGAAGATGTTGATGATGATAAAACAATACGTAGTAAAAAGATAGCCCTCAAAGAGCAAGTTGCCGAGGCTAAAGCCTATTTAGACGGGCAAAAGTCTAAATACTATGAGGAAATTAAAGCTGGGTCAAAGTTGACCCAAGAACAACAAGAAGCAATTGATTTCTTTAATAGATACAACAAGGATTCTAAAGAGCAGAAGAAATTATCTGAAGCAAGTAAAAGAACGTTTTTAAATAAAACCGAAAACTTATTTAATGACAAATTCAAAGGTTTTGAATATAATGTTGGAGATAAGAAATTTAGGTTTAATGTTAAAGATGTTAATAAGGTAAAAACATCTCAAAGTGATATTAATAATTTTGTCAACAAGTTTGTTGGAGAAGATAAATCAACTATTGAAGATGCTAAAGGTTATCATAAATCTTTATTTACAGCTATGAACGCAGATGCTATTGCTAATCATTTTTATGAACAAGGTAAAGCTGACGCAACAAAAACAAGAGTTGCTAAAGATAAAAACATAAACACTGAACCTCGAAAGTCTCACAGCGAAACAAACGTTGGGGGTGTAAAATATAGAGTGTTGGGTGATTCTTCTTCTGATATAAAAAACAGATCCTTTAAAATTAGAAAAAAGAATTAAAAATATTTAAAATTAAAAAATTATGGCAATTGGAAGTTATACGCCTACGGGTAAAGACTATACTCAAAAAGTTCTCGGGGCGGACAATTATTTAGACCTACAAAATAGTGGGTGGGCGCAGCAATTCTTGCCTGACTTAATGGAGAAAGAAGCTGAAGTGTTCGGTAAAAGAACAATTTCAGGTTTTTTAGCTCAAGTTGGTGCAGAAGAAGCTATGTCAGCTGATCAAGTTATTTGGTCAGAGCAAGGCAGATTACACTTAGCTTATGAGTGTGATATGTTAGATGTTACTGCAAGTACAATTAATATTACTAAGACTATGGACGGTGTTGCACAAACTACTGACCACGGTATTAATGTTGGTGATATGGTGTTAATCGCTGGTGGTGGACAAACTGTTACAGCTCGTGTAAGTGTAGCTGCTGCAGGTAATCAAACAATTACAGTTCAACCTTACGGTTACGCACACATGACTAACGCTAACTTTGTTAACGGTGACAACACTTGTAAAATATTAGTATTTGGTTCGGAGTATGGTAAAGGTACAGAAGGTAAAGTTAGATCTAATAAACCTGTGTTCACTTCGTTAGTTAATAAACCTGTTATCATTAAAGATATGTACGAAGTTTCTGGATCTGATGCTGCTCAAATTGGGTGGGTTGAAGTTTCTGGAGAAGAAGGACAAAATGGTTACTACTGGTACTTGAAAGCTGAAGGCGATACTAGAGCTAGATTTACAGATTATTTAGAAATGGTATGTATTGAAGCTGAAAAAACCCACGCTGACTCTGCTATTGACACAGGCGGCGGTGATACCGGTGCTGATTTAGGTGGTACTGAAGGTTTATTCAAAGCAATTACTGACAGAGGACACACTTCATCTGGTATTACAGGTGTTAATGCTGCTACAGATTTAGCAGAGTTTGATGCTATGTTAGCTGCATTTGATGAAAATGGCGCTATTGAAGAAAACATGATGTTTGTAAATAGAGCTACTGCTCTTGCAATTGACGATATGCTTGCTTCAATGAACTCTTACGGTGCTGGTGGTACTTCTTACGGAGTGTTTGACAACGACGAAGATATGGCTTTAAACTTAGGTTTCTCAGGTTTCCGAAGAGGATCTTACGACTTTTATAAGTCTGACTGGAAATACTTAAATGATAAGCAAACTAGAGGTGGTATCAATGCTGCAGCTACTGGTGGTGAAGCTATCAGAGGCGCTGTTATACCAGCTGGAGTTTCTTCAGTTTACGATCAAGCTTTAGGAAAGAATATGAAAAGACCTTTCTTACACGTTCGTTATAGAGCTTCTAATTTAGAGAGTAGAAAATTCAAAACTTGGACTACTGGTTCGGTTGGTGGAAATATTACTTCTGACTTAGATGCAATGACAGTTAATTTCTTATCAGAAAGATGTTTAATCACACAAGGTGCAAACAACTTCTGTTTATTAAATTAAGCATTATTTGAAATAGGGGCAGCTAAATGCTGCCTCTATTTTTTTTTATTAATTTTTATTATATTATATTATGGCAAAAAAGAAAAAAGAAACTATGGTTGAAGAACCTATAGTTGAAGAAACAGTGGTTGTAAAAGAGCAGCCTAAGGTTGAGGCTCCTAAAGTAAAAGCTAAACCAAAAAATAATTGGGAAATAAAAGATAGATTTTATCTACTAAAAGGAAACAGTAAGCCCTTGACCAAAATGATTAAAGGTGCAGGTATATATTATTTTGATGAAGAAAAGGGATATGAAAGAGAATTAAAATACTGCGAAAATCAAAGAACACCATTCGTCGACGAAATGAAAGGGGACCAAAGATTAGAACATATTATATTTAGAAGAGGAGTTTTAAACGTGCCTAAAAATAAAACAGTACTTCAAAAACTATTATCTTTGTATCACCCACAAAGAGATAAGATATTTTACGAGTACAAACCTGAGATTGTTGCTGAGTCTGAAGTTGACCATATAGAGATGGAAATAGAAGCTTTAAATGCCGCACAAGGTTTAGATATAGATACAGCTGAAGCTGTTATGAGAGTAGAATTAGGTTCTAAGGTATCTAAAATGAGTTCTAAAGAGTTAAAAAGAGATTTATTAGTTTATGCTAAAAAGAATCCTAAATTATTCTTAGAGTTAGTTGGTGACGAAAATGTTATGCTTAGAAACTTTGGTATTAGAGCTACTGAAATGGGATTACTTAAGTTATCTCAAGATCAACGAACATTTAGTTGGGGTTCTACAGATAGAAAACTAATGACAGTTCCATTTGATGAGCATCCATATTCAGCACTTGCTGCTTGGTTTAAGACTGATGAAGGTATGGAGATATACTCAAATATAGAAAAAAGATTAAATTAATAATCTTTTGATAAATAAAGATAGCCGCTTAATAAAGTGGCTATTTTTATTTAGGGGCTAACCTTCCGCTTTATCATGTGATTATAGTATAGTAAAATAAAATCAAAAAAAATGGCAATAAGTGTAGACACAGTATATCAAAAAGTTTTAGCCATAGCTAATAAAGAGCAAAGAGGTTATATAACGCCTCAAGAGTTCAAGTTGTTAGCTAGTAAAGCTCAACTAGAAATATATGATAGTTATTTTGATAACGTAAAAACAGCTTTTCATAAACCTAAAAATCAACAAAGTGTAGCTTTCGATGAAATAGAAATGATACAACAAAAGCTTCACCCGTTTAGAGCTGAATCAAGTACGACTTCTTCTACCGCTACGCTTACACTTCCAAGTGATTTATATTATCTTAATAATATATCAACATCTAATGGTTCATTATCTGAAATGACTAGAACAGAAATACTATATACAGAAAATAATCCACTAACAAAGGCAACAACAAAAAGAATGTCTTACGTTAGAGAAAGTGGAGACACAATAAGAGTATATCCAACCCCAACAGAATCAACAACATTTAGTATACATTATTATAAAAAACCATTAGCTCCAGAATGGTCATATGTTGTTGTTAACAAACAAGCACTATACGATAGTACATCTACTAATTTGCAAAACTTTGAGCTTCACACTTCTGAAGAAGAAGCATTAGTAAATAAAATACTTTATCTAGCTGGTGTGATTGTTCAAAACGCAGAACTTCAACAAGCTGCTGCTATAAAAGAGCAACTAGCTAATCAAGAAAAAAATAATTAATTATGGGATTATTAGATAACCAAACACAGAACGCTTATTATACTGGTAGTAGCTTTGGCGATTATCAATTTACCTCCTTAGAAAACATTATAAATGCTTTTATGTTTACTCATGTTGGTGAAGATAAAATAATAACAAAAGTTAATAGAGCAGATGTTCAGTTTCACGCAATGCGCGCTATACAAGAATTATCATACGATGTTTTTCGTTCTGTTAAATCGCAAGAGATTGAAGTTCCTAATACGTTAAAAATGCCTTTACCACAGGATTATGTTAATTATGTTAAATTAGCTAGAGTTGGTAGCGACGGTATAGAAAGAGTTCTTTATCCAACGGGTAAAACTTGCAACCCGTTTGCTATAACTCAAGATGCCGATGGTAATTACACTTATTCTGACGCTGTAGAATCTGGTTTTCCCCCTGAAGTTATTGCTCATGATTTGAAGGAACAAACACCTAGTGATACGCTGTCTAAATATAAAGACTCGACAGAGCCTGATCCTCATGCTGATGACTCTATAGATATAGAAATAGAAAGCAGAGGTAGGAGGTATGGACTTGACCCACAACACGCTCAAGTTAATGGTACTTTTTATATTGATTATCAAAGAGGTTACATACATTTTGGTTCTGCATTATCTGGAGAAACTATTATATTAAAATATATAAGTGATGGTTTAGGTACTGATGCAGAAATGGTTGTACATAAGTTTTGTGAAGAAGCTTGTTACAAACATATAGCTTATGGTA